CTCCAGGTATTGCAAGAGGTGTAAGACCTCCATCTGGAATTAAAAAAGAAGATAGATTAGAATCCTTACTATGTCCTATTGTTAACAGAGGAAAGTTATTCTTAAAAAAGAATCATAGTGATTTAGTTGATGAGATGTTTCACTTTCCAAAAGCAAAGAACGATGACTTGCTTGACGGTCTTTGGTATTCAATTATAAATGCAAGAGCACCAATAAGTAGCAAGTTTGATGCTGATAATTTTGAAGAAGAAGTAAGTGAGAAGAGAGAATTCTTGGGAAAGAAAATACTAAGAAGCTGGGTAACAGGACAAAGATATTAAAATAAATAAAAAAAAACTTGACAAACGTATGTTTTAGGCTTATATTATATAGTATGGGTTAACTTATATATTCGGGGGATTTAACATTACAAACAAAAAAGACTTTGCGCAAGTAGATGAAGCGCAAAAGAATAAAGACTTATGGAGAAGATGGCGCGATGCTCGATCTGATTGGGATGATGAAGCTAGAGATGCTGTCGATTTTGTCCTAGGAAATCATTATACTGCAGAAGAGTCCGATGCATTAAATGCTGTTGGGCAAGGTGACTTTATTATAGATAGAGTCTACGCTGCTGTTGATAAGCTAAAGTCTTTACTTACCTCAAGAAATCCAAAGTTCTCTGCTATCGGTAGAGAAGATTCTGATAACAAAGTTGCTCAAATATGGAAAACTATACTTGAGTATTGCTGGGATATATCAGATGGAGATATGGAATTTAAACAAGTTGTCCACGACTATGCAATAACTGGTCTTGGATATTTTTATGTATATACAGATCCAGAAGCAGATTTTGGAAGAGGCGATGTAAAGTATACCCACGTAAATCCTTTTAGAGTGTATGTAGACCCAGCTGCTAGAAACAGATATTTTAGTGATGCGTCTGCTATAATACTATCTACCATATTAACTAAAGAACAAGTTATATCACTCTATCCACAAATAGAAGAATTTATTAAAGATATTGAGACTATGACCGATGAAGAAGATTATCCGTCTTCTGCTAAAAAGAATACATCAGAATCTTTTACACCAGATGTTGTTAAAGATAAAGATAGTGGGTCTTATGAAAGATATAGAATACTAGAAAGATTTGAAAAAATAAAAGTTCCTTATTATAGACTTTTTAATAAACAAAGTGGTGAAGAAAAAGTTGTTGACTTGGAAACTTTCCAAATCGTTTCTACAGAGAATGCTCATCTAATAGAATCGGGACTGGTTGAAGCTGTTGAGATTATGCAAACACGAGTCAAAGTGGTTGCTTCAATGGGACAGCATTTGCTATACGAACAAATCCTCAATACTGATATATACCCAATCATACCAGTCCCAAATATTTGGACTAATACTCCATATCCAAAATCAGATGTATCTAAAGTTAAAGATTCTCAAAGGCTTATTAATAAGCTTTTTTCTTTAACACTTAGTCACGCTCAAGCTTCTGCTGGTCTTAAGTTACTTGTACCAGAAGGAAGTGTTGATAATGTTGGTGACTTAGAAAGAGATTGGGCAAATCCCAATGCTGTATTAGAATACAATCCTGAATTTGGTGAACCACATTTTCCTGCTCCTCAACCACTTGCTGGTGAGTTCTATCATTTAATAGATAGAGTAGAGCATTATATAGATTTAAATTTTGGAATCCCAGAACTTATGCAGGGATTTAAAGAAAAAGCTCCAGATAGCGTACGTGGTACAGCTATGCTTTCAGAAATGGGAGAAAGCCGTGGACGTTCTAAGTTAAAAGACATAGAGGGAAGTCTTAATCAACTTGGAAAGTGTATTTACAATTATGCTAAAGGACATTACAAATATCAAAAAACATTTAGAATCGTGCAACCAAACAATGATCTTACTGAATTTTCAGTAAACAATAGGTTGTATGATGACAAAACCAACGAACTGCAGACAATTGATAATGATATATCATTAGGTCAGCACGATGTTAGAATAATATCAGGTTCAACTTTACCTTCAAATAAGATGGCGGAATATAATATGTATCTTGAAGCGTATAAGTTGGGATTGGTAGACGATGTCGAGGTCTTAAAGAAAACAGAGATCTATGACAAAGAAGGTGTATTGCAACGCAAAGGTATGATGTCTAAAATGCAGTCATACATACAACAACTAGAGGGTCAAATAAAAGAACTCAGTGGTGATTTACAAACGGCTGACAGAGAAGCTGTTCACGCTAAGAAGCAAGTTATCACAGAGAAATTTAAAACCGACCTAAAAGAGATTAGCTCTGATGCGAAGTTTAAGGAAAGAGTTAAGCTTGGAGAACTAGAAAAGGTGATTGATAAAGCAGATGTTCGTGCCGAAGCTGCGTTAGCTATACAAAAGGCGAATAAAGGGAGTTCCTCTAAAGAGGGGAGCGCACAGAATAAACAATAATCAAAGGTCAAGCTTCTTCGGAGTATCTAATGGTGTTTCGAATTAAAGAAGAGATCTAAAGGAGGTTATATGGAAGATCAAGTGCAAGGCGATGTAGTTGAACAGAATGTTGGTAAAACAACAAGAGAAGGCTTGCAAGTCTCAATGTCAGATGTAGAATTGGCTTCAGAGATTCCAAGTGTTCAAGATGGCGTAATTGACGAAGGAAATAAGAGAGCACCTAATTTAATAACTAAAGAAGGTGACGATTCGGAAGTTAACTATGCTACTGATTGGGAAAATGAAACTAAGAAGTTTCAATCTATGTATGATAAGCAGAATTCTGATTATCAGAAACTTCAAAGTGACTATGAAAAACTTCAGCCAATGTCTGAATTACAACAGGTTCTTGAATCAAGACCAGATGTAGTTGAGGCTATAAAACAAAAGCTTGAAGGAAAGAGTTCTCAAGAAACTATACGCGAACCAGATGATAGCAACACAGTTGACGAATCATCTTTTGACCCGTGGGAAGCCTATTACAAACCAGAGTCAGCTTCATTTAAAATGAGGACGACTCAAGAAAAGGCTTTGGTAGATGAGGCAGTTGGAAAACATATGTCTGATCTTCAAGGTCAAGTAGCGTTGCAAAATTTACGCAACGAGTTAGCAACTAGTTATGATATGAAAAATGAAAAAGATATTAATGACTTTATAGATTTTGCTACTACGCCAAGAGATCAATTACCAATTGATTTGTTAATTGATGTTTATCGTAAGCATTATAATAAAGGAGCTGATAACGTTTCACCTAATATGGAAGCAGTTAAAGCAACTCAAAGCATTCCAAGAACAGCTGGGATTCTTCAAGGTGGCGAACCACCACAAAAGAATGAACAGGATTCAGCTTGGGATAGGATTTTGCAAGCAGGGCAAGCAGGGAGAATTCCCTAATTAATATAATCAAATAGGAGGTAACAAATGGCTGTTACACAAGGAATAAAATCCAGTTATGATATTACAGCTGCTGCCACTAGTGCTGGTGTAGGACAAGCTCCTGACCGCAGACGATTATACGATTTCTCGGATAGGGTTGCCGAATTGGCGCCAGAGGAATCACCGTTTTTTGTATATCTTTCAAAGGTTGCAAAAGTTCCAACGGATGATCCTGTATTCCGATTCTTAGAAAATCGTTCAAAGATCGACTGGTCAACAAGAGACTTTTTACTAGCATCAGCTCCTGGCACAGTAACTGCTGGAAGTTCTTACTCATTTACAGTTGACGCAGATAGCGCAACTGGTGGTAGTGCTTCTGGTGGAACCGCACCTGCTTTTTTAATTAAAGGTATGGTATTTTCAGTAGCTTCACTTGGCAAAAATGCCAGTGCTGGTTATTCACAGGTTTTAGTTAGAATTGAAAGTGCTCCAGTAGTTGGTAGTTCTTCTACTACATTTACAGGAAAAGTTATTGACTTTTCTGCTTTAACTAACTCAGGTGGTGCTATTAATGGTGAAGACGGATTAGCAAACAACGATCTATGTCAAGTAATTGGTACTTCATTTCAGGAAGGCTCAGCATCTCCAGATGCCTGGTCTAGTGAGATTGAAGATAACTATGGCTATACACAGATCTTTAAAACAGCTTGTGAGATGTCAAACACAGCGATTGCAACACGCTATCGCGGATATGCAAACGAATGGGAACGCATTTGGGCGATGAAACTTCGTGAGCATAAAGTTGACATTGAAAGAGCTTTATTATTCGGTCAAAAAGCAAGAGTAAGTTCAATTCAATACACAGAGGGTGTAGTCGGACATATATTAAAAAATGGTGTTGCACAAATTGGTGACGCTGATCTTTCTTATACATCTGGTCAACCTTACTTTAGAAGTGTAGAAGATTCTGAATTAACTTATGATAGATTACTTTCTGATATGGAAGTAATGTTTGATCCAGCACGTGGTGGTGCAAGTGAGAAACTAGTACTTGCAGGTCTTCCTGTAATTAGTTACTTTAACAAACTTGGAAAAGATTCATTCTTGAGTACAAGTTTATCTTACAGTAAGAATGCTTCAGAAAATACTACTCCTACGGCAACTGGTACAAATTCATCTCCTCATCGCATGAACATGCAGGAGAGAAATGGTGCTTTTGGTCATAAGGTATTTACAATTGAAACTGTTCACGGTACAATGCACTTAGTCAAAGAGCCATTGTTTAGAGGTATGACTTCTAACTTTATGGCTATGATTGATATGAGTCAAATTGCATATCGTCCACTAGTTGGAAATGGTATTAATCGTGATACAGCAATAATGTCTAACATTCAAAACGCTGATGAGGACTTGAGAAAAGATATGATTCTAACCGAAGCAGGCTTAGAAATTACATTACCTGAATCTCATTCACTCTACAACGTAGAATTTTAGGAGGTTAGAATATGTATACCGATTCATTAAATAAAAATAGTGGTGCTTTTGAAACTGGCGAAAAAGCTTATCAGAAGATTGATAATACTGCAGCTGTAGCGAGAACGCTTAAAGCTTCAGAGTCTGGAACTCTTTTCGCAGTTGATATGTCTACTGTAGACAACAATGTTACTATAACATTACCAACAGTTTCAGATGCAGTTGCTGGTGTTAATTATGATTTTTGCTTTACTGTTAATTCAGATGATGATGCAGATTTTATAATAACTACAGGTGCTGATGCAACTGATATATACGGTGGTATAGTAACGTTAGCTGCTAATAGTACAGTTGATGCCTTTAATGGTATTTCAAAAATAACAGTTGATGGCTCAGTTGCCCAAACTTGTGAGGGATTAAAAATATCTCTTGTTTGTGATGGTGTTAACTGGCATCTTAGTGGTCATATAGCCACTGCTGTTGGAACTGTTCACTTAGTAGGTGCTGCTGCTGCTTAACAATCCGAATAAATAAGGATTAACAGATTTGGATTCTGTGGGGCTATTCAAAAAAAGTTTAGCCCCGAATATCCTAAAAATTTAAATTAAGGAAATAGAAAATGGCAGATTACAACGCATCAAATACAGATGTTAAAGTATTTATTCACGATCCAAAACCAGGAAGTAAAACGCAAAGTGCTGGTCAAATCGCAAAAGATGTTTATGACCATATAGCAGGATTAGATTCTACTAATAA